ATCTTGTAAGAACTTACGGATATGAACTCGGAGAAGGTATGTATCAGCACGGATACGAGACTGGAAAAACAGAGGTTTATAAAAAAAGCCTATATAAACGGCTACGAGCAGTGTATGACCGACTTTGTCAGAAGGGAAGATCCAAAATACACGTTTCAATCTATATATGCAGTTGAGGCTGAAAATAGAAATCTTCAAGATACTATTGATAGTCTAAAGAAGAGAATATCCTATCAAGAGGATAGTGCTCGCAATGAAAGAATGGCACATGAGACTACTGTGAAGACTTATGTAAAAGGAATGATGCAATTTGAGGAAGAAAATAAAGGCTTAAAATCTCAAATCATATGCTTGAAATATTCTGCAACAATTGTAGATGCAATGCAAGAAAAAATAGAACATCTTAGACAAGATAATAATAATCTTAAAAAAGAAAATCAGGAGCTAAAAAAATGACAAACGAAGAAAGAATAGAATTGGCAAAAGGTTATTCAAAAGTAATCGAAGGTTTATTTTCGTCAGAACATTACAGATTGGCATTTTATAAATATTGTCTCGAAGGAAAGAGTCAAGACCTTTATGACGGAGTATGCTTTCTACTTGTCAGGTTTATAGACGATCTTCCTATAATGCGTGGATTAAGAAGACAGTCTGACATTATAGAATATCACAAGTTTTCATCTGAAATATTATCTATCTTCACTTTAGAGGATATGAAAATAAAATGTCTTGTAGAGCTTTATTCTTTTAAGAATAAAGACGGAGCTATGTGGTTCAGGAGCAACCGAGACAGAATAGAAGCTCTTAAAAAATCAATATTAAAAATCGAAGGTAGATAATTTAAAAATCAAATTAATATGAAAACATTAGAAGAAAGATTGAACGAAACAATCGAAGAAAAAGAAGCACAAATTCAAGAACTTCAAGAAAAAATTGAAGCTATTGAAAAAAACTCTGACTTACAAAAATTAGGATATCAAATGCACGAGTATTTTAAGGAAAGTGAATTGCAGAAAAAACTACCCGTTCCTCGTTTAGAAATGAGATTTAAACGTGTAAAATGGAGAGGCGATGACAATTGGTATAACGTGATCTGGAACTATGGTATAGTTTACAAGCATTATGCTGAAACGCATAATGACACAATGTTGTTTATCCCACTTTCACAAACAACTTCAATCGGTGGTAATGGTACTTTTAAATCACACTTCAGAGACGGTAGATTAGATACTCCGTTTCGAGACGGTGTTCATATTTTCGCAGAAAGTAAGTTGTTTAATTTACCTGCTTATATTATATGCGAAGAAATGAATATATCTCAAAAAATAGAATTAGAAATGGATATTACATAACAACTGTAGAAGATGTTACGCTCGTAGTATTGTGGCTAACGTATGGGAAAAGATGAAAAAGGAGTGAATCAGACTTCTTCAGGAGGCAATAATATATTTGATTCTTAAAAAAAATTAATATATCTTACTAAGTTTTAACATAAACTTACAGAAGGCTTTTAGTGTAAACTAAGAGCCTTTTTTTGTCGAAAAATCTGGGTGATATAGAGGTATATATCAGTGTATCAGGAAGTGAATTGGCTGACGCTTCAGATTGGTGGTACTTGTGCCAAGCTGAGGTTTGCTGTGTAATGCTTGGGTGTGAGGTGGCGTGGAGTGTGGGGTTAGGGTAGTGGGGGGGGGCACTTCTTCATTCCTCTAAATCGTCTAAGCCTCCCTAAAGGATTTTTTTGGGGGGCTTTAAGAAGTGGGGAATTAAAACGCCTTCGATGATAATAATTCAAAGAATTACTATCTCGACCTGTCGGCTAATAGGTCTCGGAAAGGATTTTTTTGGTAGGCTTGCTATATAAAATATTTAATCTTCAAAGGATTTTTTTGGGGGCTCTTCTTAATGGGAAAATAATATTCCTGGAAGGTCCAGATCTGGATTTTGAAAAAAATCTTGGATTAAAAAAAATAAATCTTGGATTAAAGATTAAAAATCTTATATTATTGAATACTTGAACATTAAACTATATAGCATTAAACTATATAATGTTTAATTACATATATTGTACATATATGTAATTAAATTGCATGGTCTGGATTTTTGACTTAAATAAAAAAACGTTATAAAATGGGCTTAAAAAGTATTAAGTAAAAACACGTTTGGAAGCTTTTGGAATTTAGAGTAAAGATTTATTTAAAAAATCTTTTATTAATGTTTGCTTTTATGCTAATCTTAGCATTATCTTTAGCTGTGCCGTTAGGCGCGTGTTCTTTGATTTATTGCTAAAGTTATGACTTTAATAATCGTATCGTATTAAAAAGGTAATCGGACGTAAACAATAACATACTTTATTTTATACATTATGGATTTAAAAACATTAGACTTCTCGGCTAAATTACTAGCTGAACAGTTCGTTATAGAAAACAAAGAAGGAATTAAAGAAGCTAAAGCTATCGTGGATTTGACAGATTTAGCTATCAAATTTAGAGAGTTTATCTCTAAATTCAATAGTGCTTCTGAAATTTCTGCAATTGCAGAAAGTAAAATTACAGAAAGTTCTTTTGCTAACGAAAGCAGTAACGAGAAACGCTACAAAGCGTTAAAAAATCAAAGAAACGAAAATGTTCAAAGATTTGCACTATGGGCGCAGTTTCGTTATTTGGTATCGATAGAGCTGACAAAGCAAAACTTTATCAGTACTGAAGAGCTGACAAAGCAACACGATTACAAAAGTATATACAACAGATATTCAAACTTGCCCTTTGATTATGAAACATTTGTTATGATGACAAATGACACAGAAAAGAGCAATTCATTTATTTTGTCTTTGTTGCCAAAAAGCGATAAAATCAAAAAAAGCGAAGGAACCGAAAAGCAGTTACTGAACGAAAAGTTCAGGGTCTTAGATTCTGTTTTCCCAAGCTTTGCCCCAGCTTTACTAGAAGAGTTTACGAAAGCTGGTGGGACGCAATCCAAGGGATATACCTTTACCTTCGCCTGGTCTGTCAATTTTCAAGATTCTTTCATAGAATCACAAAAGGCATTTGAAACCGTTTATTTAGACAGTATAGCGGAACCAAAAGCGGAACCAAAAGCGGTTAATCTGTCTGTTAAGTAAACTGTGTATAGTTTGCTTAATAGTTTTCAAAACAGTATAAGCGGTTTAATACTGCTTATATTGTTTCTGTTAATTATCGCTTACAAAAGCGGTAAAAAATAACCCTCATTAAGCCCTTAGATTTTAAGTTTAAGGGCTTATCTTTTTAAACCCTTACAATTTACCCTTATGAATCATTTATCGAAAGAATTAGAAAAATTAAGATTAACGCAAAAAGTTCAATCTAAGGTACTATGCTTAGAGAATATGCTAAGCCCCATTTTAGAATATGAAAAGTTCAATGGTGAAAAGGACAGCTTCGGCAATAGCCAAATAAACAACATAAGAAACGAGCTAATCAAAGCTCAAAAGGAACTAAAAGAAATTAACTCGTAAAATTAAACAATTTAATAAGACTCATTAGTATTAATACTTTTGAGTCTTATTTTTTGCTCAAAAACATAACGTATCACTAGTATAGTTTGCGAACGCCGCTTATTCCTATATTAGTTTACCGTTAGAAAAAAAACACGTTAGGTTTTGCCGCCCCTTATTCGACCAAAAAAATACGTTAGGTTTGGATGTCCTAAGGTAGCCTCCCCCTAAACTCCACAAAATCCACCGATCCATCCAAGAATTTTTTTACTCGCCCCCTTCCCAACTCCAACAACTTCCAAAATCCTATCCAAAAGTAATTTGCCCTCCTCCTAATTCGCCAGTCTCTCCAATTCACGACAAAGCAAACCTCAGTCTGGGCAAGATGCGTAAGCCTACGGTAAATCTTCTATATTCTGCCTCCTGAGATAGTGATATAGCGATATATATCAGCGATCATCTCGACCAAATTTATCGCCAAGCCTTCTCTCATTTTCATTTCCTCTTCACATTTATAAGTAAAATCTTCAATCTGCTTACGCTTTTTTACTTAAATTGCGGCTTTGTTATAGTGCCTCCTGAATGTAAAGTTTCTTTACACGTGTTTTTAAAAATGCCGTTTCAGTTGTTTAAATGGCGATTTTGCCTTCAAAGTGTAAGATTTTTTTACAGTCCAATACAGCCTTTTGTAAAGTTTTTTTACACCTATTTTGACCTTTTGTAAGATTTTTTTACACTTCATAACGTGTTTTATAACGTATTTTTGCCCAAGTGTAAGATTTTTTTACACCATTTTGGTCTTTTGTAAGATTTCTTTACACTCTGAAGTTCAAAGTGTAAGATTTCTTTACATAGGCTAACCTTCTGATATTATTGTACTTAGTGCGTTTTTTACGTTATCTTGGTTAAGTAATTTTGCTCTTTTTTTTTATTTCTTCGCTTATATAATTATTATATATATTTATATATATATAAATAAATATTATATTATATTATATTATATTATAAATAAACAAGTTTATTTATAATACTACTTCTACCATATATAAATAAAACAAGTTTATTTATATATTCTACTACGTGCGCGCGAGAAAAAAATTAAATTGCCGTTTATGCTAATTTTATATACATTCGATTTTTAACGAACTATACAACCCACTCAGGAGGCAAAATATGGAAAATCTTCAAACTACAGAAACGAGAATTACTTCTTATGCTAACCTTACAGAATATGAGCAACATCTCGTAGACGAAAACAAGGTATGCGGAGCGGCAAAAGGCGATGGCGGAATATGTATGTCAAGAAACCTTTATGACAATGGCAAGTGTAAGTTTCATGGCGGCAAATCTCCTTCCGGAGTAGACCACTACAGAGCCGGAAGCTTAATGTATTCTAAGCACATTCCAACTCGACTAAAAGACCGATTTCTTCAGCTGGCTCAAGACGATGATATAATGTCAACAAGGTCAGACATGGCGCTTATAGCTTCTCGCGTAGAAGAGCTATTAGAGAAGTCTGACTTTACTGCTGGAAAAGAAGACTTTGAAAAGATAGTATTCCAGTTTACACGCTTTAAATACGCTTCATCTATTGGCGATGCCAAAGGAGCTAAAACAGCCATGAACGAATTAGGTCTTCTGATAGAGACGATAAACAAAGATATGTCGATCTGGACAGAGATATACGAATCGCTTGAACTCAAAAGGAGATTAGCTGAAACAGAAAGACGCAGACTTGAAGCGCTTTCTTTGTTCATCCCAGTTGACCGAGTCATGACAATGATGACTTCTCTATCCAATATTGTTCAGCGACATATTGAAGGAACTTCAGGAATGTTAATGACAGACAAGCTCGTTGCAGAAACTATTAACAAGATAGCGAAGGATTTCGAGGCTATGACAAGAAAACAATAACTATTGCATTTTATTCAATTTGTCCGTAAACTAACTCTCGTACAAGTAAAGTCAACAAAAATAATCAAAAAAGGAAATACGACCATGACACGCAAGCAAATAAATAGCATTTTTACAGAAGAAGTAGCATTCGTTGTTTCTCCTGAAGAAGTTACAGTATCGAACCCAATCGAAGCTGGATTTGCCTATGCTATGCGCAATGGCGAGATTTCTGGCATTATTAAAGAACTTGATTCTGAGATTGGATTCATGGGCGAGAAGTTTGCAGATACCAGATCTGGATTATCATACTTCCCTGACGGAAGATTTTTATCGTCCCCAAATCACGAGTCTCCATACGACCTTGTCAAAAAGGTAGAGAAAGAGACATACACAACAACTTCAGATGGCAAAACCGAAAAAACAGCAGACTAGAATAGGCGCAGGTTACTCGTTAGCAGAAAACGATGTAACCTCATTTTTTAGCAAGTCTATTAGAGCCAAGCACGAGGCTACTCAAAACGTACCAGACTATAAAGACTTTTTTCCAGAAGCTTTTTCTGTACTCGAGCCAAACACTCGTTATCGACACAATTGGCACGTTGATTATTTCTGCGACTTACTTCAATCGGAAGCAGATAGAATAGCAAGAGGACTTCCCAAGACTCACGACTATGTTATCAATATGATGTTCAGAAGCCTGAAATCATATATCTTCACAATTATATTTAACGGATGGGCTTGGGCTAAATACCCATACTTGCGATTTGCATCTGCTTCTTATGCTCACGACCTATCCATAGAACACGCAAACAAGACTCGCCAGCTTATAAAAAGCGATTGGTACAAGTCTCACTTTGGCGATGTGTTCCAGATCGATGCTTCTCAGGATAGCAAGGCTTATTTTTCTAATAGCATGGGAGGCGAGAGAAAAGCCGTTTCTGTTGGAGGTCAATTCACTGGCTCAGGAGGAAATTTCTTGATAATAGATGACCCAGTTAAGCCTCCTGATAAAAATGCTTTGGGCTTTAAAGAAGCAGATATTATCACTACCAATAGCTGGTACTCTGGCACAGCCTTTTCTCGATTGAATAATCCAGAAGTTGATATTCGTATAATCTTGATGCAAAGGGTACATAACAACGACTTGTCTGGATATGTATTGTCATCTGATAATAAAGACAAGTATATGCACATCTGCGTTCCAGGAAAGCTGTCAAAAGACTTGAAGCCAGAATACTTAAAAAAATTCTATCTTCCAGACAATAAGACTGGCGACTTGCTCTTTTTCAAAGAGAGGTTTTCTTCAGACGTGCTTCAGGTATTCAGAAACGAACTCGGAGATAACTATCATGGTCAGGTTCAGCAGACTCCTACAAGTGAGACTGGCGCCAAGTGGAAAGAAGAGTTCTTTAGCATTATAGACGAAGACTTAATGCCTGAAAAGAAATTCTGGGAAGCGCATATCAATGGATGGGATCTCGCAACCACATTAAAGAACGAAGGATCTTCCTCTGCTTATGCAAAAGGCTTCATATATCAAAACGCTTTGTATATAACAGACTCGGACTATCGCTGGCTGGAATACCCCGAGCTTATTGAATGGATTAAAGAGACAAAAGGCGTTCACTATATTGAGAACAAATCTTCTGGATTGCAGGCAGTGCCTACTCTTAACTCAGAAGGTGTTGAAGCTATATCTGTCGATAATAAAAACATGGATAAGATAGCGCATACAAAGTCTGCTACTCACAAAGCTAAAAGGATGAAGATTTTTATATCGTCAAAGATATATGACAAACTTCTATTTGATAGAATAAACGGAATCTGCGAGTTCCCAAATTCTGTAAAGGACGATGTTAATGACGCCTTCTGTATCCTTATAGACGAAGCCTACAAGATGATTGGCAATTTTGACGATGATTTAGTACAAGACGATTCTTTTGGGTCTGCTGTCTATGGCGTTCATGGGTACGCAAGCGAAACAGATTTCGATTCTAACGGCTTAGAAAATGATGACCTATGGAATGTATCAATTTAAAAAAGATAAGCGCTTAGGTGGCAAATTTGAACGCTATTTGAAAACAATAAGCAAATTAGCACCTATTGTTTTACTATTTTTTTTACACTATCTTTTGAACGTATCAAAAAAACAATTTTTATTCATTTAATCAGAAGGAGTCTAAATGGCTTTCAATATCACTCAAATAGAAGCTTTAGAAACAGCTACTTCAATGTATCGTGTAAAATACGATTCAATCTTGTCTGATAGTACTTATCGCCAAGAATATGTAAATTCAGACTCTGGGTCTGCAGCTCTAATGACACGAGAAAAAGCATACAAGGTTGCTGATATTCTTGCATCAAAAGTTACCAATGCCAAAAATATTGAAGTTCAATTAAAGGCAGTTGGGCAATATGGAGCAGACGAATATAGAGTTATTTTCTCTGGAGCTGTTTTAGACGTTTCTGGTTATACAGAAGTAGTTTAACGAATCTTCTTTCATAAGTCATAAGGGGCTCGGCATTAGGTTTGGTTTTTGTGAAGATTTTCCATTCCTTTTGTCGAGTTTTTTTATATATACGTTTTTCTTTATTCACTATACATATTCTAAAAGTATGTTAAATTCAAAGCCAAGAAATGAAAACTCTTGGCTTTTTTTATTTTACATCGAATCCGTTTTCTTCGAGTAGCATTTCAAGCTCTTCGTCTGATATGTAAAACCACTGTCTTGTTTCATCTGTGAATGTTTTCTTGTCCATAGAAAACTCTGTGTTCATAATAAGCTCTATTGAAACTTCTGTCTTATACTGATTCACTCCTTTTACAAAAACCTCTACGTCAAAATCCTCAAGCATCTTACCTGTAAAACTCAAGTCAACGCTAAGAGTATTTAAGCCATTGTACTTGCGCCTCCATCCTTCGTACCCAAGATTGAAAACTGGAACTGGCTTTGGTAGTCCAGACTTTATTCTCTTTTCTCCTTTTTTCTTTGGGCTTCCGAACTTCCAATCTCTTTTGTCTATTAGCTTTCCGCTTATATACATCTCCCTTTCTTCGCCTTTGCCTTGTATCACAACATCGCCAAGCTTGTATGCGGCTATTGGATTCCAGGAGTAATCCTTTTTAGCAAACTCTCCAGATGCAAACATTCCTTTTTCTACTCTATCGAGAATAAATCCTCGTATAGTAAATCTTAAGTCTTCTATGTCTTCTATTGCGTCTCTTTTTGCGCCCTTTATCACTAGGTCGAGCTCGTCTCGGAGCTCGCCTAGCGCTTCAAAGTTTACTTTCATTTGTCTGCTATCTTGCCGCCATCTTTGCGAGTTTCTTTTCTTTTCTCAGGCTCTTTACTTGCGTCAAGTCCCTTTTTCTCAAACTCTAATTTAAGAGAATCTTCGCCTTCCTCGACTATAAGAATATCCATTTCCTCTTGGAATTTCTTTTTAGATACCTTTAGATTTAATCTTCCTGCTGATTCGTATTTTTTCAATACATCCTGGAAGTTCTTTTTCTTTGGAACTTCAATAGCAAAGCTGATATTTGTATAATCATAATCTGGATAGTTAAACTGAATATAAGGCTTCACTATGCCGTCTGTGATCGACTCTGCAATTATCTCGCAATCGTCAATGGTATTATCAATCTCATCTTCTTTGTATGTGGTTACGGCAGAATATCCTCCGCCCGACATTGAAGTTGTTGCAGATTGACCAAGTATAGCTACTTCGCACTCTGTATTGGTTAAGCCTATAAGCTTCTCGAAGATGTCAACATTTCCGTTAGCAGCATTTTGAATCTTATAATCCCATCCTTCAAACAAGACTCCGTATCTACTTTTACCGATATTTGTCAAGAATTTCTCTACGTCTTTCTTGAACATCTTGTATTGGTTTCTTGGAAGGCTTACTGTAGAAACTGGATAGCCATGAATCTCGGAATATTGAATCCAATTCTTAATGGCATAATACTTCACAATGAACATCTTGAGAACAGGTCTTAAAACTCCTGCAATATCATAAAAGCCATCATCATCAGAAGGGACTACTCCAAAGACTTGCCCAGAATTCTGAAGCTCTTCAGCAGACCAATATTTATCTCCGTTTGTAATTAATAGCTTTCCGAATGGAAGTTCTGGGATCTGGGAAGAGTTATTCATCTCTACCCTTGCGTGTGCAATAGGCGTAGGTTCAAGTGGAATTATCTTTCCATTTTCCTGAGTCCAGTTATTTAGAAAAAACTTAGCTCCGTATAGTATGCCTTCTGAAGAAGACTTTATAAGGCGTTTCATCTTATACTTCTTAAATACCATTCTAAGGTCTTTCAGAATCTCTTCTGTTCTTGGGTCTGTCTTATCTTCGGCTTCAAGTTTCCACGCATATCTACTTGGAGCATTTTTTCTTTTAGCTACAATTCCTCCGATGCGAGTATCGTATGCTACAATTTTTTTGTAAGTCTCGAAGATTTTCCACAGATGCCCATCTGCTGCTTCGTCAAATACGTTTTTGAGTTTCGAAGGAGTTAATTCCTCTTCGATCTCATCTCCTCTATTTATCTGAGAGTTAGCCAATATAGAAGATTCTTTTATATTGTCTTCGGTAGGAGCGAATATTCTTTTCTCTCTACGTCTTCCGATAATAGTCCGAGTTGGTCTGTTTGTTCTTGTTATTGCCATATTAAAAATAATTATAGATTAATCTTAATTTATGCTTAATATACGACTGTGCAAAACTAATAATTTATAACGCTTAATTTTCTACAATGGAAGAAATCGAAGTATTAAACGAAGGTCTTTACTATACTACAGTAGATGGATTTTCCCTATGGATCTCCAAAGGTCAGGCTGGAATACTAACTTCAGATGTTCCAAATAGTGTAGAAATAAACAATGACAAGATAAAAGATGCACTATTCGCAGCAGAGACGCTAGTTGACAGTTATCTAAATACTGGTAACTATATAGTTCCAGTTCCAGCAGAATCTAAAAGGTCTATTTACCTTCTGAGAATAATTTGCTATTCAATCGCAGCTTATGAATTGTACTCTTCAAAAGGAGTTAATACAGAACAGTATTATAAGCATAAGGCTACTTTATTGCAACTCGAGAAGATAGCGCTTGGCTCTATACTTCTTGTCGATGCGATTCAGTCTACAGATCTTCTTGTGTCTGGGGCTTTATTGCCTCCTGATTACATACAAGACGAAGTTGGCGAATACGGGCGAAGGATGAATATATGACATATCAGGAATTACAAGAGTTCGATTATCCTTCTGAAATAGAGAAGCAAGCGAGAGACCTTGCTTTAAAAGTATTTGGAGAAGCTTTTATAATAGAGATAAATCACGAGACTTTATCGGCTGATATATATAAAAAATGCTTGAATGGAATACAGACAAACGGAGCTCATATAATAATTCGCTCCTTCTCAACTGTATATTCAGACTCAAGTACATCTGGAAGCTTTTCGGAAGCCACAGAAGGAGTTTCTATATATGTTGCAGTTTCTAAGATTTATTCTCAGCAGAATACTAAAAATTTGCCAAGAAGAGCAAATGCGATAGTTAAAAAAATATGGGGGAAGTTAAGTCCAAATCCGATAAGCCTTCCTCCTAAACAAATTTGCTACTTTAAAAAGAAGCAAAGAAAAACCCTCTTCAATAACGAAGAAATGGATATGGTTCAACTTGACCTATCCATAAAATATATGGAGTACTAATATGCCTATTATAAACATATCTGGCGTAATCGGGTGGGATGTAAATCCTTCCGAGTTTGTGCTTAGCCTTGACAAGGCAGTTGCTTCTAAAGAAAAGACAGAGATAAGAATTAACTCAGGAGGAGGTTCTGTTTACGCTGGATGGCAGATGCACTCTGCTATCAGAAGAGCTGTTCAGAAAGATGCCGAGATAGATATTATCAATGATTCTTTTTCAGGAAGTATGGCTACTATTCTAATGACTGCTATTCCAAAAAATAGCCCTAATGGCAAAGTCAAGATGCAGCGAACTGCTATGCACTTCATTCATATGCCTTCAGGTTTTGCTTGGGGTACAGAGGATGAAATGGAGCTAGAGCAAGAACACGTCAAAAAAATTGGAGATATAGGCTCTTCGATGTATTCGGAGAGAACTGGACTCAATAAAGATTTCTGCCTGAAGGTAATGCGGTCAAATGCTTACTTCACTGCGGAAGAATGCTTGACAATGGGATTCGTAGACGAGGTAGTAGATGGAGACGTTTCTACCGAGCCTATACCAGTTAGGCAGATGTCAGACCTTTATAAAGAAGCGCCTAATAACGTTAAGGCTATGTTGCTATTCGCAAATAATCAGCCTAACTTAGAAATAGTCAATAAAAATGGACTTTACACTCCATTAAACAACAAATCAATAATGTTCGAGGAATCATGGAAGAAATTCTTAAAGCACTTGGGTTAAGCTTAGACAGCAATGCTGCTCAAGCTATTATGCGAGTAAAAGAAATTATGTCTTCTCAGGCTGACCTTCGCGACACAGCAGCTGCAATGACTAAGCGAGTTACAGAACTCGAAGAGCAAATCTTAACATTCTCTAAGAATGTACAAGATGTCAGAGTTGAAGCTATGGTTCGTCAGGTTCAGAATGAAAGTGGCAGATTTTTAGGTAAAGAGTCTTTACCTAAGCTTGAAGCAAAAGCTAAAAAATACGTTGTAGCTTCTACAGAAGAAGATAGAAATTCTTTAATGGAAGATATGAAAACAATTTGTGTTGCTCATGGAGTAAACATGACATTGCGTAAAGAGTTATCTGGAGCGTCAGAGTCTGAAAGAGACGAAGATGACGACACAGGCGAGCTTGATAAAAAAGTAAGCAAAATTATGAAGATCGACAAAAATATGTCTTTTGAGGCAGCTACTCGCATTGCACTAAACGAAGAGAAGTTCTCAAAATTCATTTTAGAAAATAAAGGAGCTAAGTAATGCGCAGAGAGATTATTGTAAGCGGAACGGTTAAAGCTGCTACTGCATTAGAAAAAGGTATTGCAGTTAATTCTGCTGGAGCTATTGTTACATCTGGAGTTCCATTTGGATTTACTCTTGACAAAGCAGACGCTGGTGTTTATGTTGCAGTTGTAAGACTAGGCTTTGCTCCAGTAGCAAGAATATTGTCTGGTGGAGCATTTGGCGAGCAGTTCGCAGTTGGAGCAGGTGGGCTAGTTTCTGCTGCTACTACAGCAAATAGAGTTGTTGGCACTCTTCAAGGCGCTAATAGCGGAGCAGGTGAATTAGCACCAGCTTGGGTAAACTGCCTTGACGTAAACATATTTTAATTAGGAGTTAAAAGGTGAGTAATTATCTAAAAAAGAACAAGGTATTAACAAACGTTTATTACCAAAAAAGTCTTGGCGAGCCAGGAATTGGAGGAATGTTAGCTCCTCTTGTAAAGTCAGACCAGCTTTCTGGTGACTTTTACAGAGTTGACCGTTCTAAATCAGACAAATCTCCAGACGTAACATTAGTAAGAGCTCCAGGTTCTGCAGGTCAGCGCCAAGAGAGAAAAGGTCGTTCAATTGATAACTTCAGATGCGTTGACCACGTACTTACTGAAGAGATTCCTTTTGAATTACTTGAAGGAACTCAAGAGTTTCAAGTTATCGAAGAGCAAATGCAAACTGCAAGCGACATTGTTACTGCAATTAAAACTGCACATGAGAGAGAAGTTCACGATATTGCATGGGCTGCAAACTTAGGAGCTTTTAAATCTCTATTAGGCGGAGGTCATACTCCAACTGTTAAATGGGATGCCGCAGGAGCAGCTATTAAAGCTGACTTGTTAACTGCAAAAGATGCGGTTTACAAGAAAACTGGCAAGCGTGCAAATACTGTCGTAATGTCTACAGAAGTCTTTAATAAGATTTCTACACAAGACAATGAGATTCGTGACGTAATCAAGTATACTCAGAACGGAATGGTAACACTCGAGAAATTAGCTTCTTACTTAGAAGTTGAAACTTGCATTGTTCCTTATTTCTTAGCTGACACTACTCCAGGCGTTTCTGAAGAAAAAGACTTCTTATGGCAAGGAGACCATTGCGGTGTTTACTATGTAGATAAATCTTCTCAATCTCGTCAGAAAATAACATTTGCTACTACTTTTTATTATGACACAATGAAAAGACGCTGGATGCAGGTTTATACTGGATATAGCGAAGAAACTGAGTCTGAAGAAGTAAAAGTATCTGCTTTTTGGGACTTGAAGGTAATCGACAAGGAGTGCGGTTACGGTATAGCAGACGTATTGGCATAGTCCGGAGTTTCAAATGTATTCTTTTAAAAGATCATTCGAAGCGTTAATCCTTATCGAGGGTGGTTATGCAAATCACCCCTTCGATAAAGGAGGAGAGACTGCATACGGAGTTACAAAAACTACTGCTAAGGCTTTTGGATACGAGGGCGAAATGTCAGAAATGACTCTTGAGCAAGCGCAGCAAATCTACAAAAAAGGCTATTGGGACAAGATTAAAGGAGATGAAATATCTGCTACTTCTGAAGTCATAGCTAAGGTAGCGTTTGAAATTGCAGTTCACAGAGGAGTTAAAGATGCTTCAGTTTTTCTTCAGAAGGCTTTAAATGCTTTCAATAGAAACGAGATAGACTATAAAGATATTAAAGAAGATGGTTCTATCGGAAGTAAAACCATAGAAGCTTTAAAGTCTTTAGCGTCAAAAAGAAAGCTTGAACAAGTCAATCATGTAGTATCTACTTTTATGATTGTTGAACACGCATACGAGTTAAATCGCTTTGCAGAAAAAGATAAAAACCAAGAAGCATTCATGTTTGGATGGTACTTGAATAGAATCAAATTAAATTGGGAGACCAAATAAATGGCTGCATCTTCTCAGATAGCGCATAGAGATAATTATACTTTCTTCCCAAAGGAAGTATTTCTCACTCCAATGGAAGCCTTTTTAGGTGCAAATCCATTGGTAAAATCATTTGCAGATTTGAATAAAACAAATTCTGTAGTATTCAATCAGATTGGCGATGAAGGAAACTTTATCATTAATGAAGATGGAATTGAATTTACAAAGACAAAAACTTCAGCAGAGATTAAAGCTCTTGTTCGTTCAGGCATCGGAAGTCTTGACGACAGAACCATTGAACGATCTCTTGAAGTTACTATCAATGTAAACGGCTCTAGCCACGAGTTAGATGCTATTGTAGACGGAGGTAATCCTATTGTTGAAGTAGATACCAATGTAGCTTTCTCTAAAAACAATGTTGAAGGAGCAGTTCTTACGGCTTCTATAACATCCCCTGCTACCGATTCTGTCGATGGACCTGCAATAGCTTTAGTAATAACAGCTCCTCCAGTAGGCGGAGTTCAGGCTACTGGAACTGCTGTAGTTGCATCTGGACTTGTTACAAGTGTCACTATAACAAATCCTGGCTCTGGCTATTTGTCAGCTCCTTCTTTGCTTATTGAGGGAGATGTTACTAACATATTTCTTGGAACTACAACTATCGGAGTTGCTCCAAGTAAAGTTGCTGCTGCTGGGTATGTTCCAAAAGAACGCCTTGTTAAAACAAAATGGGTAATGACCCTTACTTCATCTTTAGGAGATGAAGACGAAGGAGACTTGTACACAATTTGTCCTAAACTTGTTGCAGTAGATAAAGACAACATGAACCCAAGAAAAGGAGAAAAAGCCTCCACAGTATTGACTCTTCGTGGTCTTGTTCTTCTTAATCCTGCAGAGTTAGCTGCAATGCAAGCTTACTATGCTGGAGTAAATGAGACAGAGTTAATCTATCACTTTAACGCAGCTGATACTCTTTACAGCGAAGCTTAAAAAATTATGATACCATCAGACAAACAAGTCTTGGTCGTCAAAAACGTCTTCTTAAATGAAGACGTTTCTTTTTCTATTAATGGAGACTGCTATATGTCTATCATTAAAAAGATTAGAAAAAGAGAAGACCTTCACAAAAAATACAATGAAGTCCAAAAACAAATTAAGGACTTCGAAGAATCGAAAGAATGGAAATCTCACCTTTCGAGAAAAGCCGATATTGACACATTAATAAACTCCATTCGTTCAGCGACAGACGAGGATAAATCTTCTGCGATAGATATGCTTCAGAAGGAAGTAGATAATTTTAAATCTTTGATGCCAAAGAAAAGCGAAGAGTTATATTCAGAACTTACAAGTATTGACTTAAAACTTACAGACTTATCCTACAAGATAGTATATGCTATACTTGAGCCATCTGACAAGAAGTATTTAATAGACTATGAAAACAAAGAAGACCTTATTGACGATTGTGTCAATACTATTGCAGACTTTGATTTTATCATAGCTTTTTTTTTGAGTGCTTATACTTCCTATACAAGCTCGCTTCAGGCAATGACCTTCCGACTTATAAAACAGGAATAGAAGTTAATTCCGTACCAAAATTCTTGTACAAGCCTATTGAAGTGAATGATGCTATCAATAGGCTTTTTTATTTATTGAATATCCATACTTTACCTTTAAAGACTTTATCTTATAGTCAAATTCGGTCTTATGCCTTTGCTAAATCAGAAAGTAATGGTATTGTAAGCCTTAAAGATTTTGATGCCCTTATAACGGCTATTTCATATTGCATAAATTCCGAAAACAATAAACTTCGAATGGACTTCATAGATAGAACAAACAACTCGTTTAAAGAAGAGATGAACCCAAAGTCAAAAGAAGTTATAGCATACAAAAGAAAAGCTTCTCAAGAGGCAAATCGAAAAATGGCAAGTAAATTAAATATTAAATAATATGGAAAAGAAGCAGATAGACCTCAAGGTAAACGTAATAGGAGATATCGAAAGAATCGACAAGATAGCAAAGGAGATGCAAAAGATTGTTGATGTCGGGAAGTTTATTGAAAAAAGAGGTAGTTCTAGTTTTAATGAACTTTCAGTATCAGACAGAAAATCTTCCATAACTCAAAAGCTTGCTGCGATAGATGTAAAAGTAAAGCGCAAAGAAATAAACACAGTAGAAGAACTTGACAAAGCTTATGAAGAACTAAATGGCACTTTAGAAGAGCTCAGAAAAGACCTTGTAGCTACAGATACTATTGAGAGGAATATTTTAAATAATCATACAAGATTAACTAAAGCTATCTTAAATAGGATAGCAGCTCAAGAGAGACTAAACAAGGCTAATTCAGAAGTAAAGCCAAAGTCTGCTTCTGAAATGAACGTAAGCGAAAGAGCATCAAGATTTAATTTGCCTACAGTTTCAGTCCCTTCTGAAGTAGCCAAAGTCGAAGATAGGACATCAAAGTTTAAACTTCCGCCTTCCATATCCGAAGTAGAGACAAGTATAAAAAGAGCTACTGGACTGACTCAAGTTCAGGCTGTGCCAAATCTTCAAGTCGTACAAAGATTGTATGCGAAGATAAAACGAGACATAGACGAGATTAGAGAGTCTGGGATTAGCACTTTAGATATTAACATAAAGTATCAGAAGGCTTTAAACGCTTCTGTTGAACTTGTTAATAAAAGACTTAAAAAAGAAAAAGAACTTACAGAAGAATTAAAAAGACAAACAGAAGAAGAGAAAAAGAAAAACTCAGTAAAAATTGAAGCTCCTGCAAAGCCGTCTGTACCTTCATTGAAAAAAGAATTTAGCGAAGGAATGGCAACTGTAAAACTTGCTCAAAAAGAGGGATGGGCTAGCCCAGAGCAGGCTAATGCTCAACTTGAATCATTAAGACCGATACTCAGAGAGATTGAAGCTTCTGGAGAAAAGGTAGCTACTTTAGAATTGAGGTTGTCTGAAGCTATTTCTAAAAACATCAAGCTTATAGAGAAAAAAGCAGAAGCTGCAAAAAAACAAAAAGAAGCCGAAGAAGAAGCAAATCTCGGACAACTTATTACGCTTCCGCCTCCTGAAAGGCAGTTGACAGACTCTCAGAAAAAAGGCAAGATTACTAATATGATGGGGCAGATAGATCTCGATGTAAAAACCGAGACTATAAATAGCATTGCAGTTCTTGAAACTCGATTAAGAGACGTTAGAGAGGAGATGCAAAGACTTGAAGCCGCTGGCATAGATATGGAGGCTATGAATATAAGAGTGGCAAAGTCCGAGCTTACTCTTCGTAAAAGACTCGAAGAGACAGAATCTGCAGCGAGAAAAAGAACCGAAACTGCTGAAGCTGCGAAAGCCGCGCAATCTGGAGCTGGTCAATTTGGAGGAAACTTTTCATCAGGAGGTGGAACTCAATTTGACAATCAAGATGTAGACAAGTATGCAAATTACTTCATGTCTCAAGCTGGATATATTGTTCAGGATGCTCCTTACGGATTTAGAGGTATTGCCAATAACATCTCGCAAACTGTAGGTTCTTTTGATTTCTTAAAGAAGTCTGTTGAAAAATATAATATTGCAGCGAGGGCTGCTGGCAAAGGAAACGAAGATATGATAAGCGTCTTCGATGTTCTTAAAAATAGCCTTAAAGGACCTGGAGGTCTTATATTCTTAATGGGCTCAGTTCTTCCTTCTGCTATTCTTTTTGCAATGGAAGCCTGGAGGATGTATGAAGAAAGTCAAGATAAACTTGCATCGTCTACTGTTGACTTTGTACCAAGTATAACAAAGCTAGGAGATGCTCTTTATGATATAAAGTCAGAAGATCTTGGAGAGGAATTTCAGCTACTTAGAGAAGACCTTATACCAGAAGGTGTAAAAAATTCAATATCAGAAGTTACTTCTAAAATTTCCGAGTTAAAATCTTTGCTAACCCAAGTTGATATTGTAGGCTCTTCTGAAATAGTCTTTTTCGAAGGGAGTAAAAAGATAGTAAAAAGCTATAAAGATATAGAAAATGCAATAGACAATCTTGAGATAAAAAAGAAGAATATGGAGAGAGCCTTGTCGTCTCCTATATTTTTAGAACTTGCAAAAAAGAACAATGAGGTTGAAAATATATCTTCATATGTTGACGCATTAAAAGACAAGATGAATGAGCTTGACGAATCTGCTGGTCTTACGCAAGATGGAATTTCTGATATAATAATTAAAGCAGATAAACTTTATAAATCATGGCTTCCAAATTCAAAAATAAATCCATTTGGCAATATGGTTGATGAAGCTAAAGCTGCGAATGATAATAAGAAGGCTATCGATATCATAAGAAAAGGGTACGATGATCTTGAAGCTTCGTTAGCTCAAAAAAAAGCAGACATAGAAGCAGAGATAGTTACTTTAAATACAAGACCAGCAATAATAAACTTTGAAGAATATTCTAGGTTTCTGGGAAGAGAACTTGACAAAAATCTTACCATGCTTGAAACTTCGTTAAGAGCAGAAGAAGTAAATACGATTTCATCATATGCGAAAAGGTCTAAAGAAATAAAGGCTATGAGAGAAATAGAACTTGCAGAACTTGATTTATTTAAAGGAAAGTGGACTGGCAAGAAAGCTGAAAGAAGAAAAGAAGAGAAAAAGATAAATAAAAAATACGATGATCTTCAATTATCTTTAGACCAAAAGCATAACACAGCAGTTTATAATCTACAGATAGCAAAGCTTAATGAAGAAATAAGACTTGAGACAGACTCTGCAAAGAAGATACAACTTATAATAGACAGACAAAATAAAGAAGAACTTCTTGCAAATATATCTAAGAATAAAAACGAAGCTAAACTTAAATCCGAAGTTGCTAAAGAAAAGTATGACAAGCAGTTAAAGCGAGATAAAGAAATTGCAGATGTAGAAAAGACTGTAAGAGATTCTAAGTACTCTTTAACATTTCTTCACTTTGAAAGATTATCAGAAGCTACCGATAATTTTAGAACTAAAGAAAAAGTTGAAGATAAAACTCACTCTGCAAAAATATCTCAGATAAACGAAGATCTTTCAAAAGGAGTTTATTCTACAATAGAAGAGTATAATCTAAAAATAGAAGAAGAAAACGAAAGGCACAGAAAAGCAAAACTTGACATAAAGCAAAAAGAAGCTCAAGCTTTATATAACCTTGAAAACTCTAAGCGTCAACAACGCGGAGAAGCTCCTATGGCTAAAGCGTTTTTTGCAACTTCTGATAAAAAAGATCTTCCTTCTTCAGCTATTGCGCCAGTGTTCTCTGCCGCAGTAGACAAAGAAAGAGAAGACAAGCTTAAATTGCTTGAAGACCAATACACTGCAGATAAGGCATATACAGAAGCTTCTATGCAAGAAGGTATAGATAAAAAAACCAAGCTCTTGGACTTAGAGCGGCAGTATGTAAAAGATAAAATTGCTATCAATCAGGAGGGCTTTGATGCTCAAGCTGCTATTGCAAATATGTACTACTCGACAGTAAACGACTCCTTAATGGGAACGCTTACATTTATGGGAGCAAGCGAAGAAACAATGTTTAACGTAAGCAAGTTTGCAAATGCTGGTCAAGCTATAATGAACTCGGAGTTAGCTTTTACTAAGACTCTTGCAGCAGGAGGAGCTTATGCTACTCCTATTGCATGGGCAACAAGAGCTGCTGGTATCGCTTCTGCTTACAGAATCTTATCGCAGAAATATGGGTCAACATCTTCTGGTGGCTCTGGCTCTGGCAATCAAGTTTTTTCATATAGAGGTTTTAATACATCTGGAGATAATAATAGCAATAGTCAACAATCTCCTATATATTCAAATATGTCTTTTGATAGAGCCAATAATAATTCTGCAAACAATAGCAAGACAGAGATGGTTATACGGACTGACGATCTTGGAAGCATTGTTGCCAAAGGAACTTTAGCAAACGCAAGAAGCGGCAAATCGGACTTAAGATATTGGAACAAGTAACATGGCAGATTATGTAAAAATAGAGTGGAGTGGCTATTTAGACTTCCCACAAACAACCTACTCAGGAGGCTCAAAAAACGGAGATTTAATATCTGGAGTATTCGATAACCAGTATATAGATATTGAAAACATCGGAGCTGCAGAATATGCAATAGACGAGGGAGAGCCAGGATTCCCTACTTCGCCATCATTCAGCTTTACTATGAAGAACAGGCTTCCATCTACTGGAGCAGAATTGTTTCCTTATGAATATTTAGCAAGCTTAGGAAGAACTTCTGAATACGGAGGCTCTTCCGATTCTCTTGGAGACTTGTTTATAAGAGTTACTATTCCTAATCTTGGGAATAAAATTATATTTATAGGATTAATGGAGAGTTTTGAGTATAGCATACGAGAGTTTGAAGTTACAATAAGCTGCACAGACTTTATGAGATTACTAAAAAACTCTTCAGCAAAAATGCTAAAGACTTTTGAGTTTGGTTCTTGTCGAATAAGAGGTCAGTATGCTACATGGAATCCTACTGATTCTAATATAACAATGGAGAGATGGACTAATGGACTTATAAATAACAATTATGATTACTTTGATTTTAACGGCAAGATAAATGTTTTAAAAACTTTGTCTACTTTAAACGGATATAGCTTTAAAGACTTTGCTAAAAAGAAGTTAATAGGGCTGAAGAACATTGATGTTCGTGCAGCCTTTCCTACTGGTCTGTATTCTTTTATCGATTTTAATGAAGATGAAACGCTTAAGCATTTTGGAGTTGGAGATTCTAAAAAAGATTACAAGGCTCACATCTCATTTGTTTCTTTTGGATCTTCTGGTTTTCTTGGTCTCGATCCAGGAAAAGACCAAGAGTACAGATACTTGCATCCTGCCAAGTACTATACTGGGTTTGTTCAGGTAGGAAATTCTACTATACTTACGAGGTTTTCTCTTAATGTATATGTAAGACTTATAATGAAAAACTACAAGTCTGACGAAGGATTTGTATCTTCTGTACTAGATGCTGACTTGAGAATAAAGATTCTTCATTCAAATAATCCTCCTCTAAACTCGTCATTTGATGGAAAAACTGGAAGCGTATACACAAGGGGCGCTTTTCAAAAAGAAGAGACAGACTTGGCGTTGATAGATTATGCAAAAGGAGATTCTGTTGAAATAAAGATTCACGACTTCAGAAGAAAAGATGATGAACTTGATATTATATCAGACGGAATCTTCTATTCTGAATACGGAGAAAAAGTAATAAATCTTAAAGAAAATCCTGCAATAACAAAGTCTGTATGGATTCATGGCTCAAGATATATTCTTTGCGACAAGCCTACTGAAGAAGGCGCTTTGAAAACAATCAACTCAGATGGAAGTTTAATATACAGATATAACTCTGCAATGAACTCTATAAGATGCACAGAACGAGGCTTCTTTAATGTTCCGCAAACCCTCCTGAAGAATTTAAACGATTATGTACTTCCGAGATTTATGTATTACAAAGATTCTTCATATACTATTTTTGACACGTCTCTTCTTATGGACAAGAATAATCAATATTGCTATCTTGCAGATTTAAAGATGTACGGATGGGAAGACTGCACTATACCTTCAGCTATTCAGAAGGCGGCATTTCAGATATCTGCATACGTTTATTCTAACGAAGAAGGAAAGATTGTTTTTCACTCTAGGAATCTGCATGAAAACTATTTGCCTGATAATATATTGCCTCCTGGAGGTGCATTTATATCTGACGAAGATTTTTCATATACAACTGGAACCAAGTTTGGATACGGAAGCGCATCTTATGAAATAGAATATGGAGACATATTAGAAATAAACAATCTTCTATCAGACGCCACAGAAAAGAAAATAGTCGACAAGAATGGCATTGCAAAAAAGAAGTTTGTATCTCCTCTTTCTCTGGAGGTTCAATCATACAGAAGCTCCGACTTGGGAGTTCCATCTTCAAATGAATCTTTTTCTGACGAGACGAAAAGAAGAACTATAAGACCTTCGGTAGAAGATGGCAGTATAGACTTTCCTCTTCCTAATATGTTCCCTTTAACCCCAATAGAGATGGCTACAAAATACGCAAGGTCTTTTGTATATCCTTCAAGGTTATTTTCAATAGGCTTAGACCCGAATCTTGCATTTGTTAATGAGTCTTTTATTAAAGATGAAGACAATATTATTATAAATGATGAATTTAATAATAACATTGAGGATGAATTTTCAAGCGTTGACTTTGGGCTCAGAATTGGCGCGTATGCCCTTGTAAATGTTTCTTTGAGTATTTATAAGGCTTACTTAGTTAAGCGCATTAATTACAGTATTTCTGATTTGATTTCTATTTCAAATAGTGTAAATTTAGAATTATTACTAATAGGAACTTTTGAAGGCAGTTTTGGATTTATACGAGATACTCTTTCATTAGAAGTCCTTGATGAAGATGGATTTAACATTTTAGACGAAACCGCATAGGAGTTTTTATATGCCAAAATTTGGAGACTATACAGAAGCAGTAACATTGAACAATGCAGACATACTTTTGCTAAAGCAGGGCAGCTCTACTGTAAAAGCCACAATATTACAAATAACTCAGAAGGTTATAGAAGATACTCCTCCAGTTGCGTCTTCTGTTTCTGATGGAATATATAGCAGATTTATACTTCCTGGACTCGAGATAAAGGATGGGGTTCCAGCAAGCATACCTTTGTTTTCTATCCCAGAAGGTTCTTTTTGCTTCGTAGAAAGCATAACAATAATAGAAAAGAAGAAAAGAAGTACGGCAAACACTCTTGCAGATGTTCACTTGTCTTTAAGGAAAACATATACAAATATATATGGAGTGCCAACTGGCAGTCCTGTTATAGGAAATGCTACGAATCCAATTAAAATAACATTCCCAGTCGGGCAAGCCTATATGGAACTTGGATATGACGGAGGAGTAGGAGGAGTTGGAGTTGCAAAAATGTATAGCATTGCAGCAAGAACTAAGACATTATCGTCTACTGGAGTAGAAGATGTTTGGTATCAGACTAATTATGATTGGGATGCAGTTACTCCTGCTGAAGATTATATATTGGAAATACACGAGATTCCAAACAACTATCTTCCAGATGATAGATGTACAGTAGATATTCATGTAGTTTACAGAACTGTAACTTTATAATAAATAATGGCAGACTTCAATTCAGAAATAGAACTTGATTCAGTCTACTCGTTCCCTGACGAGTTGGATATACTTGTCTATCAGCCAGGAAGCGCATCTCCAGAAACCTTGACTCTCCAATATCCAAATGGTGGGCAGGGTTTTTCGTTTTCTATAAAAGAAATACAGAAGAGTATTTTTCGTAATGGCAAGGGGCAAAACAAAAAAGGCTACTGCGAGTATGAGATAAGATTGTTTTTCGATTACGCTTCTCATTGGATAGAATTAAACAAACTTCTTACTGCCGAAAAGATTACAATCAAGTTTCCGACTCCTTTTGCATATCCAATGCAATATGATTTTATACTTGAGAATGACGAGATTGTTAAAAAATGGCTCGCAAGCAGACCTGTTACATACAAGACAAAGTCTAGGTTTTTTGGAGTGCCTAATATATCTGCTGCTGATAAAAAATACTATAATGTGCGAGATGCAAATCCATTTCCAGATGCAGAAGTTACATTAGCATTTGTTTCTATAAAAAACTTCACCCCAGCTGAGATAGAAAGCATCTTGTGGTTTGAGCCAGTTGTCGAAGTTCCTGGCATTGCTTTCTGGACTGGAGATCCATTTCAAGATTTAACAATCAAGGATTTAGCAATAAATGACGGAACTCTCGAGATTATAACTGGAGTTTTATCTGGTGTAAATAATGAATATCTAAATCTTGAGTCTGGCTTGTATTTTTATATTAAGCAGACAGAAGGAAGTTTTGTATCTAATATATTTAACTATTTAGCTTCTGTTCAAATTGCGGCTTCTTATGATTACATAGGATTGTCAGCAGATGGATACCCAGTATATCTTGTAGTGGTTATATCTGTAGGAACTGAATATCAAGTAAGATTACAGCAGGTTCCAGAGCTTTCTAATACTTTAAATATCAAGGTTCTTTTTGTATATAGAATATATCTTCAAACTCTAAATGCCGAAGGAACAGGAGATATAGAATATTACAGAATACTTCCAATATCTGGTAAAGCTGCCGCTAATGACATTCTTGGTATATGGGACATAGCAGATTATATATATATTAAATTAAATGAACTCAAGACTCCTCCAATATATATAGAAGTACTAAGGTCTAATAGTGCAGATTCTGGATATGCTACCTCTACTGGCTCACATGAGTTTATTACAATAAGCGGAGTTACATATCTAAAGTATCAAGTAAATCCATCTTCTGATATAGGAGAGTATGTATGGGTAAAGCTTGATGATGGCGAATTTACTGGAAGCTATACAACTTCTGTGAAGTTTAAGATAAATTACCCATTTATGGTTTTCTTGTATAATTTAGAAATATCAGGAGAATATCAATCTGCTATACTTCCAGAATCGGAGACGCTTGACTCTAGGTCAGATATAATAGGCTCTTCGTTTGAATACAAGACTCATGTTTATATGAAGGCTACTAAGCAGCCTATGGTGTCTTCGGTTGTTTATTATTCTATTGACAATGGAACTTCTTGGATATTATATGACGGAGTTGAAGAAGTTGAAAATATAGTAGACCCTACTGATTCAAATATCTACTATGCAAAGGTAAAAATGCCAGCGTATCTAACAGATGTTAGGCTAAGGATGCTTGATTCTGAATCTTCAAAGACTACGAACCATGTAACGGTATATGCAGAAGCTCCATTTTTATCCTATATAAAAACTGAAGTTTTAGATAGAGAGCCTGATAGCGCAATAGTTCCAATTTCTTCAGTTCCTGACACTTCTGGAAATGTTATAGAGGCTGTATATACAAAGAAGAGTTTTTCTTATATATATGCAGAAATTGACAATCTTAATAACTCTGAAGTTCAAGGAAGCTTTGATAATATATCTTGGTTTGACATATCTACATCTTCTATTATTTCATCAGGAGGATTGGATTATATAAAAATACCAATATTAAAATACGGATCTTCTTATAATATAAGGATACTTGACTTGTCAAGTTATTTATACGGAAAGAACTTGATTATAGAATCAGAAGAGCCTAACGATGGAACATTTACTACATTATTAGAAGAGTTTTCTAACAATAAAATAAAAACAGAACCAGACTGGAGTGCAGTTGCATTTACGGACTATAACGAAGAATTTTTAATCAAAATAAAAAATGCCTAATTCAAGAATTTTTATAGACATTCATCATAACCAAGCGGCAAGACCAGTAGTATATGGAGACGATTTGTACATAGACGAAATATCTACTGGATTGCTAAACCCTTCACTTGCAGCTTTGCCAGGATGGGCTTCTGTTCCATCAGGGATAAGAGCAGGGTGGGGAACAAGGTCTGGATCTACGACAGACCTTAATCTACTTACTCTTCCATTAGACTTAAATCAAGTTCCAGGCGTTTCATCATTTGGGGGAAGAATAGCAATAGCAGTAATTCCTGGAAGTATATATTACAAAGATTCAATTGAAGAAGGATGGAATTTGGCTGAAATTTCTCCTGCTGCAACCATTTCTTCCTTATCAAGAATAAAGATAATATCGAGCTCGCTTGCATATTGCGTAACAGCTTTAGCTTCAAGTGTAGAGGTTTTAAAATCTGTAGATAATTGTCAAACTTGGCAACATATAAGCCCGCCTGCTTCAGGCACGTTCACCTCTGCATTTGACGCTTCTGGAACTAATATAGTTTTAGGATGTAAATTCTATTCAACCGATAGCGGAGAAACATGGTCTGCATACACTGTATCTGGAACAATATACGACTGCACTATAAGCTCAACAGGAAGTTGGTTTGCCGCAACGTCAGTAGGAGAGGTTTATAAAAGCATAACAAACGGAGCTTCTTGGACTACAGCGTACACTTCTTCTTACAATATACAAGTGTTGTTCTCAAATGGTTCAGAAATAGTGGCATTGGTAGCCGCTTATCCGTATCAAGTTTTATATTCTTCTAATAATGGAGCTTCTTGGCAATTAAGGTCTGCGTTCAAAACTGGACTAAGAGCGGCTTCCATAGTTTATGACGGAGTTAATTATTATGTTAGCGGAGATTCATTCCTTCTTAAGGGAGGTGACTTGAGCGCCCTTGATGACACAAAAATAACCTTTACTGGAATAATGAAGTCTTTAGCATTGTATGGCGCTGGAGTTATCTCTACTACTTCGGCAGCAGGATTTCTTGGGTTTTATCCATCTGGAAACCTAAAAGTAGGAGGAGGTAACTGCAGGAGAATCGGGTGGATAGAAATAGAAAAGCCTTTAGGCTATAAGCCAATAGTTATAGACTCGTCATCTTTGTCTCTTATAGAAGTTAATACAAAACTGTCTCAAGGCTCTAGCGGAGCTGGAAGGTTTTATTTCTTCTTTCCATTTGTAGATAACAATGGGTTTCCTATCGAAGTTACTGCAAACATAGGAGAAGGGAATGTTCAATACATAGGATGGGCAATAGAATATTCTATGTCTGGAGCAAATATTGTTGCTACAAAGATTGTAGGAATAAAGCCATTTTCATATGGAGCTAGTCCAGTAGAAACTACTGAAACTTCTATTTATGAAGCACTTTCGCTTCCTCTTAGCCCAAGTGTTTCATTAGGAAAATATTCTTGCATGAGGATAATGAGATATGCTCTAAAGCTTCAGTCTAACACATATGAAGAACTGTCTGTATATCCTGACTACAACAACATAATATCGAGAGTAGAATATGCGATGTCTTCAAGCTTAATATCTTTTATATTTGACAACAAGTTTGGAAAAGGATTTCTTGGATATGGAGGCGTAGGAACTACTGACGGAGTTGGAGCTATTGACAATTACAGCCTAAGAGTGTTTTAACAATTAATAATGATATAAACTATGTCACACGAGAAAGAAATATATTTTTCAGATACAATGCACTTCGATGCGTTTGGAAGATTAAGAACAGCAGAAGTAACTTCTGAAAATGACAATCTTCCGCAAGACAGCAAATAATATATGTAAAACATTTTTTAATGTATGTTTTACATATATTAAGATTTTACTATTAACTAAAAAAGGCAAAATGTATGAATATCTTTAAAGGAATCTTGTCTATTGCTCCTACTGTGATAAGCTTGTTCAAAGGCGAAACTCCAGAAAAAGGTAAAGACCTTGTAAAAAATAGCGCAAAGTCAATTGGAGTAGGAGCTTCTATGATTGCTATTGTAGCAAGCCTTCCTGAAGCTATTAGCCAAGTAGAGCAGACTATATATGCACTTGTTGCTCTTGTCGGAGCGATTACTACTCTTGTCGGAGCTATTGGCTCAATATCTGGAAAGTCTCAAATAAAAGGCAATTTAGATGAAGAGGTAAAGTAATGGAATTTGTTCCAGTAGATAGCTTTGTTTCTTATGTAGCTATACTTGTACTATCGTTCTTTCTCAAAAGGGAGATGACTTTAAGAGACAGAGAATTTGAAGAAGTGAAACTAAAAATAGAAGTTCTTCAGAAAGACTCTGAAAGCAACAAGTATACTATTGAGCATAACAAGCACATTATAGAAACATCTTTTAGTAAAGATATTGAAAACATGAAGAACGTTTTTAATAAAGAAGTTGAAAACATCAAGCTTACAATGACTTCAATAAATTTATTTATGCAAGAAATTAAAGATTCAATGCAGCGAAACTTTAGTAAAATATACGAGAAATTAGACCAAAAATAATTATGATTGCTTCGTTTTCTATCTTAGGTCGTGAAGTGTGGTATTCCAAAAACAATGCTCCTATAAAGGGCATTGTTTGGGGTATTTATTACGGAGATGACTATACTTTGACTACGAATTTTACTACTATCAAAATGAGAAATGGCGACAAGATTCGAGATGAATTAGTCTTTGAATCTAAAGAAGAATGTGTTTCTTACATTATCGAGGTAATTAGTGCAGAATAATGAATTTTGATTTTAAGCGCTTAAAAAATGATAGTCAATACTTATATCATTAAAATATAGTTAATCGTTTCTAGGGCAAATTTGAGCGCTTAATCGCAAAATAAAGAACGTTTATTAGGTTAATTTTTGAAATCACTGTAAAAAGGACACTATGAAAAGTGTCCTTTTTTTTCTTGCGTCATACTACAATCTGCTCCACATCAAAATATGGGAATGGATTTAACTCCTTGTCCATAAGATGTTCCGCAAAATCCCAAGCTGCTCTTTCAGTTTTAAACTCTTTAGCCTCCTGAGAACTGACTGCAAACATTTGATTTCCGCTTGCGTCTTCTTTATAATAAAGTCCTGATGGCTCTTCATCAAAGCGTAGCCAAGATATTACAAATATACCTTTAACGTTAAACGCAGACTTTTTTATCTTTTTACCAGTTGTGTTAAATTTCCTTGCCATTAGAATAAACTTCCTTGTTTGTATTGTTTTTGTTCTTTTTTAGCTTCTATCTTTTCTTTTTTTGCGTGCTTGACAAGAAGCCTTTCAGCTTCATTGACTCCTGCATAAGAGCAAGTTAGATTTTTTATCTTGGACACGTTTTTGTATCTCATATTGTATTCACGAAGCCTTGATATGTCGTAATCAGGAGAATCTTTACTCTTGCTTATTTGTATGCAGTCAGACTCTCTTACGCAGAATATATCATAAGCTGGATGCTTCTTTGCTTTTTTAATAGCGTCAACATAAACAAACAAGTGATATATTTCTGTCTCGTAATGAAGGCAGTGAACGAATCTTGATTCCATATATCTAAGTATTATAGAAGGTACATTTATAGCCCATTCTTCGTATATTCCGCAAGACTTAAAGTCTGAGTCATAATACTTAATACTGCAATAAACCTCCGAAGGAGTACAGGATTTGTTAATCCAATACTCCTCTTTAGTTTCTTTTATGGTAGCTTCAACTCTTTCCATTAGAATGGCAAGTCATCGTCTTCAAAATCTGGCATGATTGGCGCTTTTTTCGAAGCAGTGGCTTGCTGATTTCCGCTTCCTGCTTTTGGGGCAGCATATCCACCAGAGTTTCCGCCTTTTTTTGCACTAGACCTTGCTTGAGCATCTTCTTCTGATTCGATAGAGAAAGAGATAAATTTTCCTTTTTGTCCAGTTTTAGTCCAAGATGAAACATAGTATTTGACTCCATTTACAACAAGACTTCCGCTTCCATCTGGAAGTTTATCTGCATTAGGCTGACCTTTTGCAATCGCAGCTTTTTTGTATTCAGAAGGGAATATTGCTCCTCTTTTTTCGTTATCGTATGATTGACCTTCGTTAGCCATATAGATTTACTCCTTTAGAGTTTATGTGTATTGTTTTGTTTCTTGGTACGAGATAGAAATCAACTCCATTCTCGTATTTGTTTTTTATAGCTTCTTTTACAGATATATTCTGAAGAGAATTATTTGGATTGCTACTTACCCAGTCCTAAAGCTGAAGCTGAAGGGCTTTTTTGTCTGTTTCTAATAGTATATAATAGCCAAGATTAATGGCTCTTCTAAACTCTTGTATAACAAATTCTTTTGGAACGCCTTTTACGCTTCCTTCTTTACGCTTTAGCATATATTGGAGATTGGTTTCTTTATCAGAAAGCTGCTTCTTCATCAATGTACGGTAATCCTTCTGAGCTTCTAATCTCAGAAGGATTTTTATTAATGTCTTTAGCAAAGATTAATTTATTGCCTTGTTGAACAAGATGGACAAAGTCGCCTTCGAGTCTTTGCCTTCTGTTTTTAATCTGAGAAACATATACAGAATCATAGAAGACCATATTGCCCTCGAAGTCTTTTACTTGTTTCCCATCTTTAGACCGAAGCTCTGGATATACGTTAGGTCTGAAGAGTGTTGTTACAACAAACGCATCTTCAAACACTTCTGTAGCTCCTTTTAGATCTTCTTCTCTTAGTATTGACCTCCAGCCTTCTCTATCTTTAGACTTATTCGGCTGAACTGCAAACATTCCAAATATATTTAACTCACTACACAAGTCTGTCAATCTATTACTAACTTCTATTTGAGCTTCTAGCTTATGTCTTGAGTCAAATCCAGCAACTCTCACTCTTCCCAAGTGGTCAACAGAAAAGAAATCTATTCCAAACTTGGCGTGATAGTATCTTATATCTTGGATTATATCGTGAAGATACTTGTGAGTCGTTATAATCTTTATGTTTTTAGCCTTCTCTCCAATATCATAAGCCATTAGTCTTTTTGCAGCTTCGTTTACTGTATCTTCTAAGTGAAAGTTAAGACCCTTGTATCCGCAATAGGCAAGCATAGCTTCTTTCATTTTTATATAGAAAGTCTTTCCTTGTCCAGGTCTTGCGAAAATAAGTTCTGTTGTAGATCTTGCTCTTCCGCCTATTCTGTAGAAGATATTATCGAAAACATCAACGTCATAATGAAGCAACTCAAGAGCGTCTTCTTCGCCAACTTCTGTAGGGTCTATGCCAACTTCTTCGTATCCAGTATAAAGACCTTCTGAGAATTTTGATGAACGAGCAAGTACTTCATCGACTGGCGTTGATGGGTCTGCAGACAATATCATCAAGTCTTTTGACCTATTATATATCGACCTCCTGAAGGTGTAAGATTTAAGTATTCTTACCTTTTCTTCATGCGCATCAATTTTTGAATATAAGGTACACATATCAATTTCTAATGTGTATTCCTTGTAGTCTTTTACTTTTGTCCTAAATAAGTCTTCAACTCCAGCTCTCGACACAGAACGAGTCTTGTCGTACAAAGCTTTTGCTACTGCAAATATCTTGTGCCTTATAGGGTTGTAGAAGTCTTCAGGTGTACATGAATCAAATATATACGGAGCTGCATAACTAGATTTCAGAGATATTCCGAGAATGTCTCTTTCTGTATCTTCTGAATGTATGTTATCTCCGTTTGTCATAATACTCTTCTTTTGTGAGTTACTGCATAAACATCTTCCGTTTGAGAAGATTTGTTAAAATTGCTATTGTTGTCTTTTCTTGTATCTATTAAAGACTTTGCCGAAACTCTTATGGAGAATCTTATAACGTCAATTGGACTATCCATCTCGGATAAAAAGGCTAGCTCCTCTCTTGCGGTACTTTCGCTAACTGGCTCTTTTTTCTCGCGCTTACGATACTTTAGCCAATCTTTATAAGCTTCATCAAAGCCGTCTATTCTCAGGAGGCTTTCAGGAACATCTTCTGCTTTGTACCGATATTCTACAACAAACTTCTTTTTTTCTGTATTCCCTTCTGAAATTGAAATAATTAAATCTATTATAGTTCCGTTAAAAAATATTAAGTCTATATAGTTTATTAGTTTTAAGTTATTAATAGTATATATATAGGAGTTTTTTAGGGCAATTTTAGAAAATAATCGCATATTTTCAGCTCTTTTTTTAGCTAAATCGTTTAAAACCAATAGGTTAAGCGATTTATGTAAGTGTAAAGATATTTTACATATAGTGCCTTTATCGTGTAAAGTTTCTTTACATTCTTCGTTTATGGTGTAAAGTTTCTTTACATTCATAAAAATTCGGTCAAAAAATAGATTTCCAAAATATTTACTATTATGTAAAGTTTTTTTACATGACAAACTATCATTCTGTAAAGTTTCTTTACACGATAAACTACCATTCTGTAAAATTTCTTTACACGTGTTTTTTGGCATATCGAAGCTAATTGTGCCAAATTCAACCACATCAGGAGGGGAAGATTGTAATAATTTCTCTACAAAGCAGACGTTTATTTCTTTCCATACTCTAATCTGCTCTATATGTCCTAAGAATTTTAATCCTTCAAGAGCTGTATAAACAGTAGGTCTTGATAATTCAGTATGACCCGAAATATAAACTACCTCAAGGTTTAAATGTGTTGTCATTTGCTCGTAACACTTTTCTATAAGAAACAAGAGTAGTTTTTTTTCAGATGTCTTCATTGAATTATCGCCAAGTGCGATTTCTATCACTTCTTCTTTTATCATATTGGTAAGTATGTTTAAATTGATTATGTAAATATATATATATCAAAACTGTATATACAATGCTATTTAAAAATAAAAATAGCGTTCAAATTTGCCCTAAGAACGCTTAAAACCAAAAGTTTGATATAATATATACCTAACTATATTTTAAGCGCTTAAAATCGAAATTCACCTTTTTTTAACATTCTTGGGAATGAATTTAAAGCCAGCTCCAGACGCATAGGCAAAAATTCCTATTGCATCTGCTGTATTATCATCATGTATCTTCAATGAGAATGCTTTAAATCGCCTTGCGCAGAAGTCTTTAGCATGGTGCATCATTGCCATCTTGCTTGCGTTCCCGTCATTTGTCAAGGCTTTTTTAATTGCCTTAACTCCAACTCCAGTATGCTCTACTTTGAAAACCTGGCACGCAAATATAACCATAGCAGCATAAGCTCCATGAGCTTGTGTGGCATAAGTAGTGGTTGAAAAGTTTAACTCCTCATAGTAAACGTGGTCTACGGAGAAAGTCTCGATCTTTTCTTTTACAAATTCATGCAATCTTGAAGGTATGCTTTCTTTGTTTGGATTAGATATTGAGAAGTTTATAGTGCCAAACTCAAGAATAATTCCATTGTCATATCCTATGCAATAGCCAGTCTTGATGCCTAGATCTAGGCACAAGACTGTTTGTGTTTTTTTTAATACTTCCATACTATATCAAATGTGTTTCTTACTTGTGAAAATCCAGATATTCTGGAGAATAATTTTCTAGTATCTGCTTCCATAATTGACATAAATCTTATGTTAATCTGGTGCTTTATAGCATACTCTTTTACACAAGATACAAATACTCTAAGAGTCTCCTCGTTGAGAAAAAAGTATAAAGCCATTACGCAGACTTCTTTTTCTTTTACTGTAACAACAGCTTTAAAGTCTTCATTATAAACTTTATAGCAATCTGTGCCTTCTGCATTGTATAGCATATTGACCTCCTGATACCATTTGGCATCTTCCATAAAGTATCCGCATTTTGCAGTTTGGTTTCTAAAATAATCCAGCTTGGTGTCCATGTTTGTCAAGTTCTTTTGTTGAGTCGTTTCTTAGTACCGAGCCTTTGCCGTACTTTTCATTATCAATCCTTTGGCATGAAAGACCGAAGTATTCTTCGTCTATCTCCATCCCGACATATTCTATCGAGATATTAAAATTAGCTTTATAATATATAGCTTCCGTTATATATCCTATAATGCTTGAAGCAGAACCTACGTTTGTGTCAAGAACTCTCTTTATAAGAGTCTGTCCTTCGTGTGGCTTTACTGACTTCTTTCCTTCTTTTATTATAAACTTCTCAGCTATAAATCTATAAAGGTCAATAGGCTTCTGTGTAGGATGCAATCTAACTTCTTTGTTTTTCATATCCTTCTGAAGCATACCGTTCCATTTATAGGAGTATTTTCTTACTGCACATTTAAAATTAGTCCAAGCTAATTCGCAGTCTGCAAAGTCGTTACCTTCGTTTTGTTTATCCCATACTATCCAGCATGATGTTGCACCCAATACTGGGATAGTATCGTAAACTGGATCTCCAAAGATATATTGAGAAGGTTCAGATTCTTCTTCGCATAGAGACAAATAATAATTGCCTCCCCATATAATTTGATACTTTGATATTCTTTTCAACTCTTGAAAATACTCAAGAGTAGGAATATTTTTATCCCATTCTTTAGGAGTGTATTTTTTCGAAGGCGCAAGAGATTGTGTCTTTTGACCTTTAAATCCAGTCTTGGCTCCACGAGAATGGTTTTTTGCTCCATCCTCGCCTATACCATACGGAGGGTCTACAACCGCTATGTCGAAGTAATTATCTGTAAACTTTTTCATCATTTCGACATTGTCTCCAAGATAATATACTCCAAACTCTGTTTTGTGAGACTTATATCCTTCGAGTTCTATCTGCTTCATCTTTGCATACTTGCTTTCATATAGTCTGATATTTTCTTTATATCAACTTCGTCAACCTCATTTAACCTTCTGCTTCCTATTGATACGCCAAACAAGCCTCTAATGGCTAAGTCTTGCATATTGACAGGAAGAGTAGTTTTTATTGACATAAATCTTGTAAATGTCATAAACACTCCGAGTTCTATATCGTCTGTTATATCAATCCCGATTGACCTTGCTATGCCAATAAGAACTTTGTCACTTGGATTAAACTTTCCAGATTCGTAGTTGTATATTGTCTGATAGTCAACTCCGATAATCTTAGAATACTTTGCAGCAGAGATATTGAGTTTGTTTATTCTAATATTCTTAATCCATTCTCCGATTGTATTAGAAGTTTTTTCCATGCTTATAACCTCTTTCCAAGTTGTACATTAATTTTAAGTAAATATGAGCTCCGATATTAATCTCATTTCTTCCAGCAAAATCTAAAAGTCTTATTATTGCATCTGATATTTCATCTTCTAATGTGTCTTTATAAAACTGCTCAAAAAACTGTTTAAAGTTCTCTTGGTTTTCAAATACGAATCCTACTTGAGTCTTGCAAGTCTTTCCTTTTCTTATAGCTTCGATAGCTTCACTTATCTCTCCAGACGCAAGTGCGAGTGATTTTACATTAATCATATCCTCGAAGTATCTCCTGATATTGTCGCTTGCTCCAACTAGGTTTTCTGCTATCGCAAGTGGCTCGTCATAGAATCCTCTATCGAAGTTGTCTCTATATATCTCTTCGCATAGTGTTGAAAAGAAATCTTCAATTTTTTCCATTTGCTCTTTGCTTAATAAATCTTCCATATTTATATTATTTTTATTGGTTCTTGTATTGCTTTTTTAAATATATCAAAGTTCTTTTGATTTAGCTTCTTATTTGATGATATTTGAATCTTGTCGCTAACATCAGGAGGCAAAGAATTTTGAAACAAGTCTGAAAAATCTTTAGACTCGCCATCTGAAGCATGATGTATAGAACACAAGTGTACTATAATATCTTTACGCTTATTCTTGATAACTGTCGCAGTTTCCATTGCCTTGATAAACGAAGATTCATCGTCACAGTCTATTAGAAGCTTTATGTTTAAAGCATAGTCTTCATGCTTGACAGATTCAATTTGATCTTGTTGTATTTGAGATATTTCTTTTATATGTTCATTGGAGTTCATTCCAAAAACGTTATAGTTAAAGTTCAAATACTCAGCAAGGCTCATTGCTTCTCTAGGAGACTTGGCTATGATTAAAAGATTGTCCTTCTTCATTTTTTTACTATGACCAAAGAAAGATTCTGTAGCAGAACTTCCTTTTATATGTCTTACTATCTTTTCAGAAGAACGCCTATATAGCATTACTCCAGTCCTATATGGTATAGATAGGAAGGTATTTATAAGAAAAGACTTTCCAGATCTTCCTAAATCATAATCTTGATACGAATACAGTCCGCATCCATATCTAAGAAGTGTATTTTTACTAACTATTCCATCATACCAGAAAGTATAGTCAACAACAGAATCTGAGGCTTCTCTTAGCTTTTCATTCATCTTCTTTGTATGTCTCATTGTAAACTCGTTATAAAACGGCTCTTTTTTAACATTCCTTGAAGTGTCTTCAAACACTGGAGCTTCGCTTAGATTTCTTCCGATTATTTCTTCTATACGAATGGCAATATCTTTAAAAGACAATCCCATTTGATTTATTAGAAGTTTTATTATATCGCCAGAAAAGTTTGCGTCTCCAAAGTCGTTACATAGTCCATTATCAAGATTTATGCACAAGCTTGGCTTTCTATCTCGATAGGCTTTGTTTCTTATGTTATAGATTTCTCCAGAAGAGCCTTTTATGTTATACCCGAAAGCTCGGAGTACAGCTGCTCTTTCGAAGGGCAATAGCTTCTGGTTTAAACTCATAAGTTAAATATTGTATCTTGTTGCAATTATTGTTTTAAGTTCGTCAAGAACAGAATAGTTTTCTTCTTCTATCTCTACGCCATCGTGAACTTGAGATACTATGTTTTTTTTCTTCTGTATCAAAGCAAAAAGGTCTTCGTCAATAGAGTCTTTACCTATTGCATAATAGCAGTTAGTAAACTTCTGTTGACCGAGTCTGTTGCATCTATCTTCGGCTTGGTCGTGTATTGTTGACGTCCAGCCAAAATCTGTAAATATTACATTATTTGCAGATACTAAGTTTATCCCGAAGTTTGCAGCTTTAAGACTGCACACTATTATTCTGTCACGAATATTAGTAGGCGCATGATTTTTTTCAAACATCAAGTTTACAGTATCTCTTCTGTCATTTGAATCTTCGCCAAGTATCGAAAGGCATCCAAAATGCTTCTTTAAGGCGTATTGAACATCTATTATGCCTGAGAAGATTACAAACTTTTCGCTTTTTTTTCGTTTAGCCATCTCTTCTATCCAAGCGTAAATGCTTTTAAGTTTTCCCATTGCAGAAACGTATTTCAAAGCGTTGATAAACTCGAGAATCATCTCGTCTCTTTCAGGGGCAACATTCTCGTCTTTAGTTCCGTCAAATAGGTCAGAAACAGCAAGATTAGTGCGTTTATTCTTGTTCTTTTCAAATAGCCATTTTACTGGATTTCTCTCAGCTTCAGAATACTCGTCTCTTGTTGTTATGTCCATTTTTATAACCTGCGGAATAGACTTGCCTTTTAACTCCTTAGCTACATCTTTCTTAGTTCTTCGTACCATGCAAATAGCACGAAGTCTTTCATTCAATAGCTTAAGATTCTTTGCTCCATCTGTTTTCATTCCGTATTCAGTAAACTTCATATCGCAATACTTTTTCAAGAATGATGTGACTCCGCCAAAGTCAGATAGCCTATCAAGTATCTTCAACTGAGGAATAAGATCTTCTGGCTTATTTTCTATAATAGTTCCAGACAATAAAAATATAAACTGCTTATCTTTCGCAATGTCGTAAACGTTCTCAAAGCGTATAGACTTCTTATTTTTTGTTCTGTGACTCTCGTCTACAACAATACCTTCAAACTTCATCGACATGAGGTTTTTCTTATACTTGCCAAGTTGCTCATAGTTCATTACGTAAACATGGGCAGATGTATCTATTAGATTTCCAACGAGCATCTGTACTTTAACTCTTGGAGTCCATTCGTTAAATTCTCTCTTCCATTTTTTTACTACAACAGAAGGACATATTACCAACATTGGATATACTCCAGCAGTCCATGCAGCAGCTATAACTTGAGCAGTTTTACCAAGACCCATGTCATCTGCATTTATACATCTTTTAGATTTTATCATATACTCGACTCCAGCCTTCTGAAATGGATATAATCTCTTCCCATCTGTGCTTACCAGATCTGGAATAACGAAATCGCGACTCGCAGACTTTGCTGATGATGCACTTGCAAAGAAGTCCTCTTTTGTCTTGTAAGACTCAATAGTCTGTATAACTTCATCTGTTACAGATTCCGCTATTCCAGACTCGATAAGCTTACGAAGAACTAAAGAGGACTCCTGCCCTATCGGAGCACTCCAGTTGTTCTTATTAGGGTTAAACTTTACTCCAGCAATATTTTTTAGGGCATAGACTTTCTCTTTATCGTACTCAAAGTCAAATACGAAGTGTCTATATTTTCTGGCTTGCTTTACTGAGATATTCATACTATCCTATTCCGAGTTCGCCGAAGAGTTCATCCATCGAAGGATCTGGTTGGGCTTCGATTGCAGTGGTCGGATTCTTTGCTTCGGCTTTTGGCTCGGTTGCATTCTCTTTCTGAGCAGGCTTTTTTGCGGAAGATTCAACGTCTTTCTTTTCATCAGAAGGCTTTTTAGATTCTGGCTGAGAAGAGTGTTCGCCAATATCGTTTACTGGTTTTGCAGTTTGCAATCCAGGAATTGACTTCTCTTCTGATAGTTGTTCTTTAGAAGCAGCTGCGCTAAGACTTTCAACATAAGCTTCAAACTTTTTTAGGTCTGTTTTCTTTGATTGAGCGTCAGAGTGCTTCATGTTCATTATAGCTTTATAAGCATTTGCCCTGCTAATGCTAAACCAATTTTTTAGCATCCAATTCTGCATCTTTTGGTCAGCGCCTTTAAAGAAGTCAGCCATTTCTTGCCTTTGGTCTAAAGTAGCAGGCTCGTTATGTCCTAAGATAGCAAAATCAGGAAGTATAGGAGGCGACCATTTGAACCAAGAGTTTCCTATTTTTACAGAATTATCTCCTGAGAAGTGAACGACAGCCATAGTCTTTTCAAGCTCGTATAAGTATCTGCCGATACCCCATTGAACTGCAGCTCTTTTCATTGCATTTGAAAGACCTCCTTTGAACGGCTCAAAGTCAGTAAACTCTGCTCCATCATATTTGGTAATCCATTCTCCATTATGCTTAATAGATATGCCAGTAGTAAATCCGTTTAGAATAGCATCGTAAGTCTTCTTTACTCCGTCTATCCATCCAGTCTTTTCGTTCTTTACAGCACGCAAGGTTGGCTCTGTATTCTTCCAGCCCATAGTGCCTACTACTTCATCAAGGCGGTTCATTATAGCCCTATTAGAAACATAGCAGAAAAGCAATATCTTAGCTTCTCCGTTATATTCTTTTTTCTCTCCAACACGCCACTCGAGTTCCTCTGGATAGAACGGCTTGGATAATTCTTCTTCTATTCTGCTAGATTTCATATTATTATTCTCCATCGCTTTCATCTTCATCTTCGTCTGACACTATGTCAAGCATATTACCTCCTTTTGCAAGCTCATTTGCTGCATACGGAATATTTAAGTCAATTAAGTATTCTCCGAATTTGTTTTCTTCGTTCCAGTCTTTGTATCCAATAGCCTTGCCTGAATCAATATAATCTGCAACTTGCCTTAACGCATCTTTATACATTTTTCTTCCAAGTCTCATTTCATCAGAGTCAACTTTAACTCGATAAGGTTGAACGTAAGCAAGACTATTTTTCTCAGCAAACCACATTAAAGAAGCTTTGACCTCTATGCCATGATAGGCAAGACCATCTATGTAAAGCGCTCGTTGCATATGGTAAAGATATTTCTTAACACTATGGAGAACCGAAGCTGGATGCGCAGATACGCATGACTTTAAGTCATTTTCAAGGTTAGGAGTTAATCTGTCAATTCTTCCTTTCATAGGAAGCCCAAATTCCTTGTCTGTCCAGAAGAGGCTTATTTCTGAGTGACCATCTTTGTCTTCCATTATCTTTCTCAGTATAGGATTTCCAATAATCGAAGACTTTATTCTTTTTGCAAGTGTAAAATCTTGGTCTGATATAATACCTATTTTTTTAGCTTCGCAGTATGCTTTGAACTTTTTTCCTACCTTTGTTGCTCCGTTTGTAAAATACGAAACTCCTTTTTCCTGAAGGTCTTTCATTTCTTTTTCATCGAAGTCAATATCACCAAAGTCAGCAAGAGTTTCTTCTACATTTTGCGGACAATAGTATTTGCCATAGAATGAAGATTCCTCGAAAACAAATTCATGCAATACCCTTCCGAACTGCATATCTCTTGTCTCAGAAGGCTTCTGAAATTTCATTTCATGCAAGAAATGCTTAAAGCTATTCTTTTTAATCTTGCTTAGTGATGAGAAGTTGTAAGCTTGCGTATTTGCATATTCCTCGAAAGGAGAGTTAGGAACTATTTTGTCAACGTGCTGAAGCCAAAGGTTATTTTCCTTGAAGATTTTAAAGTTACTCATAATGTGTAATTATTGAAGATTTATTGTTAAGACTGATTTTTTCAGTCAATTTTATTAATCTTAATTTATGCTAATTTTAGTATAAAACAAAATAGAATTTAATGCTATTGAACTATATATATATATACAGTATTAAGCGCTTAAATTTTAATTTTAAGACTATATATATATTTATTTGATATTATACTAAGATTATATATATTAAGTCTGTCAAATGACAAATTTTAACCTTAATTAAAACCTTCACACAATGGAACAAATCCTAATAGGCACACAAGATAGCCTAGTAAATATCTTGAACTTAGATGTTGATGACATAAAGTTCGGAGACATAATGAACAGTCTTCAAAAGCAATGCCGCTTTAACGGCAGAACAAGGATACATTATAGTGTGCTAAAGCACAGTCTTCTTGGCGCTATGATAATGCACGAGTCTTCTACCGCTGAAGAGGTCTTGGCTTTTATGATTCATGACTTCGCAGAATCTTTTACTGGCGATATAATAGCTCCTATAAAGAAGATGTTTCTAGGTCTTTACGAGATCGAGAGAAAGATAATGCAGACGGTCTGCCAGCGATATGGCATAAGCGAAGAAGTATTGTATTCTGACAAGATAAAAAAAATAGACAAGTTTATGTGCGACATCGAGGGTAACAGACTTGTATCAAATATAGTGTTCCCTTCTGACAAGAAGATTATGAACATGGCTGAAGATCTTCATCAGCAAGGGTATATATCTACATACGGATTTAATGCCATTGACGAGATTATGTGCATGGGATTTAGCGAAGAAAACGCAGATAGAACAAAGACAGCTTTTAGAAACTTGTTTCTATCTCAAAAAAACAGACAAGAACAAGGAGATAGCTTTCCTTTGTTTGGAATAGCTTTCGGAGATAATCCTTCCCAAGATGACGATATGATAGACGGAGATTATGACGGTGACGATGAAGAAGAAGGGATTTTTTAATGTCAGACATGAAAAAAGCCATTCAAGAAGTAAACGCAAAAGGATATAATGATAAAGTTTACGGAGGAATGTGGTTCGGGAAGCTTGCGTCTGAAGAATTTGTTCTTCTTACAAGTGATGCGATTGTCGCCTTTCTTACTACGCTAAAAAGAGAGTCAGACCTCGCAAGAGGGTATGTTGACTTTAATGATTATTCTGCAATATTGAAAGAAGAGTCTTCTTTTCAGGGGGCAAGATTCGTATATGTAGCAAACAATGATTATGGAGCTTCTCTTATAATAGCTTCAAAACTCAGATGGTCAGACATCTCAGAAAAAATAAAACAAATTATTAAATTAGGACAATTTTAAATGGAAACTCAAGAATTAGCTTTTTATAGCGAAGGCCCAAAAAACGAAGCTTTATCAATAGTATCATACGAAAAGAATATTCCATTAGAAGTATTGCCACTCGCTAAAAAGATGGCTCCTGCAAGAAAGTCAAAAGTGCTATCTGCGATTTCTGAAATATTTCAAATTGCAGAGTCGTGGAGTCTCCAGGTTGAGGAGATTAATATCGAATCTATCGAAGATACTAAGTCTATCGAGTTGGCAGAGATCGCCTATAAAAACACGAGAAGAGCAAGACTATCTTCTATGCGAGTATTCAAAGATGCCAGAGCTGAAGTTCATGCTATTAAAGTTGAGTACGATACAGAAGATAAGCTATTGCTCAAAACAAGCCAAATAGCTGAGATTCTTTTCAAGGAAATTGAGACTAAGGCTTATGATAAATCGCAGTATGTAGAGAAATACAACTTGGAGCAAAAAAAAATTAGAACAGAGAAGCGCCTTAATATTCTCCTTGAAAACGGATTCGATAGCGTTTCTTCTATGACTTACAGAGACATGGAAGATGATATGTTTGATGTTTTTTTGGGTGGCTTGAAGTACAAAAGGCAACAGCTTCAAGAAGAAGAAATTGCCGAAGCTGCAAGAGAAGAAGAAAGAAGACTTGCTATTGCTGAAAAGTATGAAATAAAAAGAAACGAAGATTCTATTATTGTGAAAGAGTCTCCTAATGTTCAAATGCACTCTGATGATGACTTTTTTACTGAGATGCAAGATAAAAGCAATGGCGCTAAATTTTCAAGGATATGGTCGGCATCTCCTTTTGTAGAATCAAAAAAGAGTTCAACTTCAAATAAAGAGCAAATGCTTTCTTGGGTAGAAAACTTTGGAGCTCCTTTCTTAGACTTAGAGTGTCCAGAAAAGCAGACAGTGTTAGCAAAGTTCGCAGGTTTTAAAAGGTGGGCTAAATTAGAAATCTCCAAAATGAAAGAATCATAATGCAAGTTAAGACAATAAAAAGAGCAGTTTATTCTAAAATGAAAGAATGGACTGCAACAATAGAAGATGTCGTTCTCGCAGAAGATGTTATGAACAATATAGTCGTATCAGGAGGCTGCATTGCATCAATGTTTCAAGGTCTTGATGTAAATGACTATGATGTTTACATACAAGATAAAGCTGTATTGAAAAGACTTTGTTTTTACTATATACAGAAAGCTTGTAAAACAGACCCTTCTATAAACAAAGTTCATGTAGTTTCATTTGAAGACAGGTTTAACTATTTATCTCAAAAAGATAAATCTTTTGCAGAGTTAATGGAAAATGGAGAGTCTGACGAAGACTATTCTGGTAATTTGCAAATAAGAGAAGTTTTACTTGTTGACAAGAATAGAATTAAAATAATCGGAGTAAGCAATGGAGCCAAAGTTGATTACAAAGACAAAGAGGTCTCTCCTTATTCGCCAATGTTCTTCTCTCCTAACGCTATAAGCCTATCTGATAAACTTCAGATAGTAGTAAGATTTCATGGAACTCCAGAACAGATTCACGAAACATTCGACTTCGTTCATGCTACTAACTATTGGACTATTAAAGATGGTCTTGTTCTAAATATAGAAGCATTGGAATCTATCTTGACAAAAAGACTAAAGTATAAAGGAAGTTTATACCCTATTACTTCTGTAATAAGAATGAAAAAGTTTATCAAGAGAAACTTTACAATATCGGCAGGAGATATTTTAAAGATGGCTATGCAAATATCTGAATTAGACTTGTCTAAGATAGATGTTCTTGAAGATCAATTAATAGGAGTTGATGTTGCATACTTCTCTACTCTTGTTAAAAAAATTATTAATTCAGGAGAAAAAACTATCACATCTCCTATGGTTAATAGGCTTTTAGATAAAATAGAAGAATATTTTGGAGGCGAAAATGAGCAAGATTCCTAAAAAACTAAAACTTCCAGCATTAGACGCTATATGCAATGATAGTAAATCTTGCTTTGCTTATCCTACAATTGGAGTAAAGTATCAAGAGTATAGAGGAAGAAAGTGCTTTATAGCCACAGATGGAAGAGTATTTGCCTGCTTTGACGCAAGGTCTCTAAATATAGAAGTAGAGTGTGCTGGCGACAAGGTGATACCAAGAGAAGCTTGGACTAAGTTTAGAAAAGCAAAGAGAGTTATACTTCAAGAAGGCAATATGTATATTTTATACTCAGACGGGAGAGAAGAGTATGTTTCCTATCTCAAAAACGAGGTTAAATTATGGGCTGGATCAAGAAGCCTTCTGATAAAAGAAGATAAGACTATATTCGATTCGGATAAAATCTTTTCAGAAGGTATTATGACTTCTTTTTTTAATGCAGAAACTTTTTACATAGCTTCTAAAGTGCTATGCTTTGACAAGGTTCACAAGGAAGTCATGCACTATTCTTGTCCTGAAAATCCGAACTTGTTATTATGTCAAGATGCTACTGATAGATTCGTAGTTGTAATGCCTTGTAAAAAAACAGATGTAAAGTACATGGAGTCTGCCGATTTTATCAGCAAGGTATTAAGAGAGGACAAGATTCCTTTTTAACAATTTTTTTTGGGGGGCTCGAGCGACACCGAAAACCCTGAAAAAATTTAGAGCTGCAGATTTAAGCGAATGATCTTCGTATAAAGTCTGTGGCTCTTCTTGTTTATATGATCTGGACTTCTTTTATATGTACAGAAATCTTCATTAAATTATAAAGCATCTTCTGTTTATCTGTGCCAGATCTTCTGAATTAAAATATTTATAAATCTTCAGTCATCAAATTTCGATTTTAAGCGCTTAGAAATAAATAGCTATATATTTGCATTGCTTTTGGGTTTAAGTCTGTTAAATGGCAAATTTGGCTTATTGACGAATCTATTTAAGCGCTTTATATATATATATAGTTCCTCAAATATCATTTTATACCTTATATATATATATAGGGCAAAAATAAATTTGACTTTTAATCCTAAATAGCATATAATAGCCAAACGTTTTTAAGGAGTTGACAGACTGTCAGCAAATCTTCTAAGCGGAAAAATAAATCTTCAAATAATAAAGGATGCAGGAAATCCAAAACAGAAGCCTGTCAAGCATGAAGTATCTTAAAATAAATATCAAAATCTCCGAAAGCGTAGACTTTATAAAAAGCATAGAAGTTTCTGAATTTGAGTATTCTGAAATGCCAAAACTTGTTGGCAGTTCAGCAATGTCAAGAACGGGGGGTATTGCAATATCTCTTCAGTACAAAAACAAACGGTGGGAAGTGTCTCCAGTGTCTTATACGATACACTCGGGACGCGCAACTGGAAGGGGAGATTTTCAGATAGGCGGAAACGCCATCTTGTCAATAAATTGGGGTCATGGTCAAAACGAAGACGATATAAATCTTCGTCTCTATGGATTAAAATTAGAATACATAGCAGAGTCATTGACTATGTTTATTCAAGATAATATTTGGATAATCGAAAGATTCTTAAAGAGATGCGGAAGAGGTCAGCAGCCTTCCGTATTGTCATTTGTCGATGTTCCTCATCTTCAGGAGGAATCAAAAGCTCGTAAAAGAGCAAAATTTCAGGCTATGACAGGCTTGGATGTAAGCTGGGGTCACTGGTCTCCTGATATGAAATTTAAAGAGATAGAAGAGTCTGACAAAGATTCTTTTATCCCAGTGTATTCAACTTGGACTGGATGCGCTGTGTCTTACCACGAGAGTAAGACATTTTATTGGAGCAATCTTAGAGGTCGCTCTGAAATGTGCATAGGAGACAAAGAGCAGTCTCACGGAAGCAATTATGCTCATAGTCCAAGACCGATTAGCCTGAATGGCGAATCAATCTTCAGATATAGCATACCAACTTGGGCTACTCATGTTGGTATGATACATGAAGGATGTCGTAGCCGCAATGGGTCTTCTTTTGGACTAGATGTAAAAATCTTCAACCTTAAATCTTAAAAATAACATGAAAAACCTAGTAATACCTTCTTTTGCCATTTCATTGGCTATAACTTCTTATTTAACATTAAAAGCGCCTTCTATCGAGCTTTTAATACCTATCATATTGCTATTAATAGGAGCTGCTATTATAGCAAAAAACTTCAGGGAGGTGATAAAATGACAATCATCTGCACAAACAAGACATTAAAAAGCAAAGCTGCTATCTTAGAGGAGAACTGCATATGAAAACATATACAATAGAAGTAAGGGAGCTATTAGCAAAAGTAGTAAAAATAAAAGCTGAATCTGAAGATGCGGCTTTATCAAGCGTTCAGGATATGTACAACAATAGTGTTCTTGTATTAGACTATAATGACCTTGCAGATTTATCTTTTGTCAATATTGGCAAAAAAGATAAAAAGCCTAAGCCCTGCTTTGCAATTATTGAAAACACTCGGGCTAGCGTCAATAGATACAAGATAGTAAAATTCGACTCTTGTGCTGAAGTAGACTCTTATGTAGATAGCAATCCCCATCTACAACTTGAGACTACCGAAACGACCCTTGTAAAAGCACAGAAATACATGAAGGAGTATTTGTCATGAACAAGTCTGAGTTAAAAAAATCTGCAATAAGAACCGTATATCCTCCTATCATATACGGCTTAAAAAAGTTCTCTATCTCCAATTACGACATCAGCAAACAAGCTATCTTTGTCGTAATACATGACGAGAAAACCGAAAGCTTCGACTGTGTCAGAATCTCTGAAATGAGAGAAGGCATCGACACACACGAGGCTTATATCTTGTGGTCGGCTAAGACGCTAGAAGCTGCAATGACTTACTGTATGTTCGCTTCAGGACATACATCTAGCTTAAAAGAACAAGAGGTATTTATATCTCTTGTTTCTGAGCACTTAGCTTTTGTTAAGGAAGTTGAGCCAATCGGAAATGGAAATGGTCTTCTTCATATGTCTAATAAAATATTAGAAGAAGGCAAGCCTATCGCAAAGGGCGGAGCTTTATTATACATGAATCAGGATAGCCTCCTGAGATATGTATATATAATTGACTTCAAGCAAATCTATAAAATAAACTCGGTAACATCTAAATAAACTTCACATTATGGAAAAAAAATTATTTTCAAAAGAAGCTATTACAGAAATGAAATTAGACTTCATATCAAAAAGAAAAGACCCGTCAGAATATAGCAGATTCCCAAAAAAAGTTAAGTTAATACTTGACTGTATGCTAGATGACACTTTCGAAGAGTGTCAAGCCGCTATCTACTATCTTAAGGAGATAGGCTGGACTGCAGATTACGACTTAGGCGGTGGTCTGCACAATGTAAGAAAATTAAATCCTAAAGAAGACAATATGCCGATTAATTATTACATGAAGGCTTTGTCCCCGTCTCTTCAGTCTACACTAAAAGACTGCATCAGAGATTACGACTTAACAGAATATGGATTCAATTACATTCAACTATCTAGCATATTATGTGTCGCCATATCAAGAAGCCTAAAAGATATAGGAGTTGTCTTATACTCGCATAGGGATATCGAACTATCAAAAAACATATCTGCAATAAGTGTACTGTTATTCTCGTACACTTCCGACCGCATATTTGACTATATGCACGAGTCAAACAAGACTAGGTATAATACTATCGCAGAGAGACTGTTAAATTCTCATGAGCCATTCCACAGAATGATAAGAAGAGCCTATCAGGAATTGGGCAAAGAAGGCTTTGAGGCTTTCTTAAAAAAACTTGCAACAGAAATAGAAAACTATAACGGAAAAATATAATGGAATATTCAAAAACAATAGACCTCTCAATCTTGTCAGCTGGGCGTGATTTCAGCAGACGTGCAGATTTTAAAAACAAAGAAGCTATACTGAAAAGTATAGTTTCTGATTACCCAAGCATCACTTTGTCATTCCCGAGACAATCTATGGCACAGTTAGTGTCAGAGAAGGGCAAAATAACTCTTTATATGAAGAAAGGGAAATACTATTTCTCTTCTGAAGAGTTAAAGAAAGATGGCTTTGCTATAATTACAGAGGAGAGCATTCGATCTCTAGTGGAGTGGATATTATGATAGTAATGACAAAAATACTTGCATCATGGAGTATAATTGTTGTACTCTTAACAATGTTTTCTTTTAAAATATGGAGAGACGGGAAAACCCTCTCCTTTGGACAATTTATTTACAAAAACTATGCAGGATTGATAATCTTTTCTGCAATAATATTAATAATAATCTGGAGCACGCACTGATGGAAATCTCCGCTGGTTCTAAATATTACGATGCTTGTGGATTTGTTGTACACATAGTACACGAAAATGATGAAGCTAAAAACGCATACTGTATGCTTTCATCAGAAGGGCATTTTTATAAAAAAGACGGAAGGTATAATTTACATAAGAGCAGCCGAGATCTGGTTGCTCTTATAGAGGAATCTCCGTCAGAAGATTCTCTAAGAGAGATAAATCTGGCTGCAGCTAAGATTGAAGAAGCTATATCAATTCTCAAAGAAGATCTTCGCTGGTCTTACTTTGTACTAAACTTCAAACAGGTAAAATCAAATTTCATGGAAGCATTCGATATGATAATAATGTACTCAAGATTGATTGTATTGACATCAAGAAAGTTGAAAAAATGAAAGATTCAATTAAAAGATCTTGTAAGAACTTACGGATATGAACTCGGAGAAGGTATGTATCAGCACGGATACGAGACTGGAAAAACAGAGGTTTATAAAAAAAGCCTATATAAACGGCTACGAGCAGTGTATGACCGACTTTG